AAGATTTACAAGCAGAAGCCGAAAGAGAATTACAATTCACAGAATTAGATATAAATTTTTTAGATGTTGACTTCTTAAGAGATTTATTAGAAATTATAGAAGAAGCAGATGCTTTGGAAGGCCGAGAAGAGGCTACTTCGGGAGATAGACTAGTAGATAGAGCATTTGGATTACAACCAGATAACCAGTTTAATATTATACCTGATTTAGATGGCAGAGTATTCTTTTTAAGACAAGGTACTAACTATGTTAGTTTAAAAATAAAAAGAGGACAATCAGGACAAATAGAAATAAGTGATAAAGATTTAGGAGATACTATAATGTGCCTTAATGACTGTGAAGGTATATTCATAAGTATCACACAGGAATAAATAGTAATATGAAGGATATAGATAAAAGATTAAGAGAAATGGAACCCAAGGATACACCATTATTAGTAATGGGATATTTTCTATTGGGTATGATGTTATTACTATCTATAGATGCAAAAGCAGATGATCAAGAGGTAACAATCGAACAAGCAGGTGATGATGTAATTATAGAAGCCATTCAAGAAGGTTATGATAATATCGTTGACATAGATTTAGGTATAATTAAATCAGACTCTTCTAATAATATTTTTAGAGCAATACAAGACGGATTTGACAATGAAATAAACTTTAGTCTTGATGGCCAGTCAAACGAATTAGCAATACTACAAGAAGGTAATAATCAATACATTGGTTATTCTAGTGTGTGGGGAGCAGGACACGACCAAGGTGGAGACATAGACGGCGATAGTAACACATTAAAATTATGGCAAAAATGTAGTTCGGTAAGTTGTAACGAAAATAAAATAGAATTTCATGTAGAAGGCGATAATAATGATGTAGAGATTGGCCAAGGATGGTTTTTAGATAAAAACTCCAACAACGGAAATACTTCATGGTCGTATGATTACACAGAACCAGGTGGTAATTTAGTAAGAGTAGATATACACGGCGACAACAACGATTTCAAAGCAGGACAAAAACAAGATAGTGCCAGTATAACTCACAATATGTATGTAAACATATTTGGAGATAGTAACGAAGTTTATGCTGGACAATTACAAAATGGAAACAAAACATTAAACTTAAATATCTACAATGATAATAATGATGTTTGGATAAAACAAAGAAAAAATGGTGCTCATACGGCAACTATTAATTTATATGGAACTTATGGAACAGATTTATATTTAAATCAAGCACATAACTCTGTAGGACAAACATATACATTAACACAAACCTGTGCAACTATAGGTGGATGTAGTATTTCAGTAACACAGGATTAAAATGCAAAGTTTAGACGATTTAGGAAACCCACTACCATATGAATTAGGAGGATTTGAATGTCCTGACGGTATGGTATGCGTAACAGAAGAAAGTTTTAATGAAATGCTGGAACCATATGACATGGAATACAGTACAGAAACATTACAACTTGAACCCATGGGAGATGCTGAAGCAGTATTAGACTTTACAACAGCATTATTATTTGCAGACTTTTGGACTATTGCCTATCTGGCAATACCTCTAACAATATTTGCAGTATATGGTTTAACTATATACGCAGGTTTTAAGTGGATACAAAAAAAGTTTACATAATCGGTTGACATTCCTCATTTTTTCTGCTATTATAAAGAATAACTATGAAACATATGATCAAGTGGCTGAAGATAACAGCCGGAATAAATTTATATTTGTCAGTTGTAATGACACTAGTCTTTATAACATTAATTTTTGCAATAGTTTCTGATTACAATTTAACAAATGCAGATGAATATATAAGATTTCTAATTAAAGAAGAATTAGATGATCAGTAAGTACACTGATAGTTTAAGACTCTATTGTTTAGCAATAGCAGGTTCCCAATTAAGTATTTTATTCATTTTATTTCCCTTAACTATGTGTATAATTACATTGTTTTGTTTGCCATTTGTTATGTTCTTTTTAATATTCTTATTAATGGAAAAAATTTACAGAGAGTCAGGCTATACAGAATACGAAATAGAAAGAATGATGTGTGCTTTTGACCCTTATACTACAACAACACCAATGGCGGCATATTTGTACACAATGGAAAGTCCACTAGATTTAGATTATGATATCAGAATATACTACTAGTTTAAAAATTTACACTTATAGTTTATTAGGTGTACACTTATTTGCCTTTACTTATTTTTTCCCAAAAATAGTTTTTACGTTTGTAGCATCTGTAACAATGTTTTTAGTATTATACAAATGGATAGAATTAACGTATCAAATAGAACAAGCAAATAGAGACAATTTAATTATGTTGATAAGTTCTACAGAGAACGAAAGTACTAAACAACTTTTACTAGATGAATTATGGTATGCAGATCTTCATAGTTTAGGTTCTGAACCGCAACACCAATATCGTATCTAAATTTATGATAAATAATTTATGTTATAATAACAGATGGTTTTATAACACTTATATATAAGGAGAAGAAAATGAACAATATTAAAAATATGTTCTTAGGTTTATTCTTTGTAATCTTTACACAAGGTTGTGCTACAGTTGGTACCGTAATCGATGGTGGTAAAGAATTAGCAACTAACACAGTCGATACTGTAACTGGTACTGCAAGTAATATTGTAGGCTCAGTGGCAAACGATGTTGGTAGCATAGTCCAAACTGGTGCAGAAGTTGGAGTTGGATTAGTCCAAACAGCAACTGAAACTGGTGCTGGATTAGTTGAAGTTGTTTCATCAGAGATTGATAGTCAAACAGATGCTTTACAAGATCAAGAAGAAGCAAAAGAAGAACCTAAAGAAGAGACAAAAAAGTAACTAGCTCATTCTTTGAACCCTTCAAGTTTTTAAAGAAGAACGAAAAGCAAGAAGGTGTATCAGAATCCTCAAAAGAGGATGAGCAGGTGACTGACGAGGATATTAAAGAACTTTTAAAACAAAATAAAGTTCTAAGAGAACTTTTAAAAGAAAAACTTTTAGAAGCAGAACTTAAAGAATATTGCTCTAAGAACCCTAAAGATTGTGAATAAGTTACTTTCACTAATTTTAATACTTCCTCTGTTTTTAACGGCAGAGGAAGTTATTAGTCTCGATTTATCATACAGTATTCCAATAGACCCTTACTATTGTGATAATAATCCACCAGAGTGCGAACCTTTACCTAGTATATTGCCTAAATTTGATATACAAGAGGGTGTCACTCAATCTCAATGGACACTTTTTTGGACATTACAAGCATTAGATATCTATACTACTGCAGAAGCAGTAAAATATGACTGTATTGTAGAAATAAATCCTTTACTACCAGCTCGCCCATCATATCAACAACTAATACTTACAAAAGGTATAATATTAGTTCCAACATTACTAAGAAAAAATAATTTCTATGATTTAAGACACAAAGAATTAGATAGATCTAATTTTATGCAAACCATAGTAGTATCAAATAATTTTTATTTACTTAATGATGCTAAACAAAAGTGCAATAAAATACGATAAATATTGATATGAAATGGTTATACAGCGGGTACGCAGTCGCAGTATCAATTGCACTATTACTCGCATTAAGGGTATTTGATCCTACGCCTTTACAAAGTTTACGTGGTCAAGTTTTTGACAGTTACCAACAATTAGATGAAGTAGTACAAAGTGAAGACATTGTTTTAATTAATATTGGTGAAAAAAGTTTAGCAAAATACGGACAATATCCTTTTCCTAGGCAATACTATGCCCAATTAATTATAGATGTTGCTAGTAAAAATAGTGGTGTAGTAGGATGGACTATTATGTTTCCTGAAGAAGATAGATTCCAAGGAGATGAAAGTTTTGCAAGTATAATGCAACAAAATTTAGTTAATGTGCCAGGTGCAAGAAGGAATCCAGTTAATTACAATGTTGTTAGCCAAACACCTAGTGTAAAAGGTATAAAAACATCTGGGCCTCATATAGGTACAGGAACAATAGGCCCTGTACCTGCAAAAGATTATTTACTTAAATGGCCTAATCTAGTAACAAATATTCCTATGCTAGAGGTTGTTGCAAATGGTAAGGGAGTAAATGCATCAGCACCACAACCAGATAATCAAACAAGAACATACCCACTTGCTATAACTGTTGAAGATAAAATTTATCCTAGTTTTGCTGTGGAAATGTTAAGAGTTAAAACAGGTAACAAAAGTTACATGATTAAAACAAGCGAAATAGGAATACAAGAAGTTACAGTTAAAGGATTTGAACCTATTGTTACACAACCAGACGGAACTGCATATATAAGATTCAATAATAAATTTACTGAAATAGAATATGAGGGTGCAGAAAGCATACCTGATTTAGCAGGTAAATTTGTAATAGTAGGTGTTACAGCAGAGGGTATTGCAAATCCTGTTCCAACACCACGTGGTAATTTATATCCACAGCATATACAGGCTCATATGTTACAGAACTTTGTAGATGCAAGTAATATAACAAGAAGTCAATTTAGTGCTATCATAGAGCTTCTAGTAGGGTTACTGACTATGGTTCTCGTTGCTTTAGCAGTATATAGATTACCATTGTTATTAACAGCACCTATGGCCTTAGCAATATTAGGTGGTATTGCATATTATAGTGTTTACAAATATACCAGCAGTTTAGTTTTATTAGACGCAACATTTCCTGTTTTAAGTGGATTTTTAGTTTTTACACAGGCCGCATTTAATAACTTCTACAAACAATTTAAATTACGTGAACAAATTAAGAAACAGTTTGAACACTACCTTGCTCCAGCAATGGTTAAAAAGTTACAAAAAGATCCAAGTCTATTACGTTTAGGTGGAGATACAAGAACAATGACTTATTTGTTTTCAGACATACGTGGCTTTACACCTATATCAGAGCAATTTAAAACAGACCCACAAGGTTTAGGTAAACTAATAAACAGATATATGACACCAATGACAGATTTAGTTATGCGTAAAGAGGGAACAATAGACAAGTATATAGGTGATGCCTTAATGGCGATTTGGAATGCCCCACTTGATGTAGATAATCATGCTCAATTGGCAATAGATACTGCAATGGAAATGGAAGTAGAACTTAAAAAACTTAATAAAGAATTAAAAGCAGATGGATTAATGGAGTTAGGTGTTGGTATAGGAATTAATACAGGTGATGCTGTAGTAGGTAATATGGGTAGTAACCAACGATTTGATTATACAGTATTAGGTGATAGTGTAAACTTGGCGGCAAGACTAGAAGCACAAACAAAAGAGTACGGTGTGTTTTTTATGTTTACAGAGCATACACTTAAACATATAATTAAGCCTAGTAATTTAGTAATATTAGATAAAATAGCAGTAAAAGGTCAAACAGCACCAGTAACAATTTATACAATACTTACAGACATTAAACAATCAAGAGTAATTAATAGAATGGTAGACTCATATCAAAACAGAGATTGGGGAGAATGTGCTCATCAAATACAAGTAATGAAAGAACATAATTGGAATAATGTACTTGCAGATCTTTATGCAGAAAGAATCAAACAACCTATGCCAGTAGGTGATTGGGACGGAGTTATGCGTAAAACAACTAAATAGTAATATGAAAAACTTTATACACAATATAAAACAGAAAAGCAAATCAGCATTAGCATGGTTATGGCAAAAGTTAAAAGTTGTAGGTAATCTTATTGTAAAATTAAGTATTGCATTATGGAAAGGATTAGTAAAACTTTGGTTCAAGTTTTATTATGAAGAATATGAATTAACTGTTTGGTATTTAAAAGATTCTATTAGAGACGGAGATGGCAATATTACAACTACAAGAACACATAAAAGATATCTCTTAAAGAAAATTTCTAAGAAAACACCTAAACATATTAAAGGAAAAGATATGGAAGGTAGAGCATTTGAAATTAGAACTGTTGAACCTTTTGATTATCAAATAAGAAAAATTTACTGATTACTCATCAGGCATCCAATTTTTTAATCCTCTAAAAAATATATAATAATGCCTAAAATCTTTTAGTTGTTGTTTAGCATGAAATAATTCTAGTGGAACACCGTCACCGTGTTCTATAAGTGGAAAATAATATCTTTTTATAATTCTTTCTAATTTTCTTACATCCTTGCCTAGAGCATCAAGTATTATATTATTATATTCTAAATCAGTTACTAAATCTACTAACCAATAATGAAAAGGGTGTTCTGGATTAAATCTTCTTATAACTTCTCTGGTTTGATAATACATCGCTCTTACAGGATTCATACCAGGTCTATATAGATTCATTATTTCTTTAAATCTAAAACTTTCATGTTCAGTAGACATATTGTTTACTACTCTAGCATAATCTTTTTTCATTGCTAATTTTAAAGATTCGAAATTTTCTCCAATATTCTGGTGATACTCTTTGAGTACTTTATTAAATATTTTTTGATATTTTGCTGGTAACTTATCATAATAGACGTCCCGAATCTCCTGCAACTCTAATGCACCTTCTAATAATGTATGTGGAATTGTTTTAGTTCGTTGGAACTTGTCAAGTTCTGTGGTTATCCGCAAAACAACAAAATCGATAATTTCGCCTTTGCTCATACTTATATTTATTTAGATTGTATTTTTAATATAGTATGTAGTTTTTCTGTGCCTCTATTATAAGATAAAGTAACTTTAGCACCATTGTGTAATGGTTTAGGCCATTGTCCTATATTTACCCAGGCATACCCGGCACTTTCTCCATTAAGTTTTGGTGGTTGAAATTCTTGTTCTACTACATATACAAAACTATAGTAATAAAATTTTTTGTCTTTGCTTTGATATACGTCTAAAGGATTTAATTTTTGCAGTTCTGGAACGAACCCTATTTCTTCTTCAAGTTCTCTTTGGATACATTCATAGGGTGTTTCTCCACTTTCAATTATACCTCCCCAAAAACCCCAAGTGTGATTAAATCGTTTGTTGCCTTCTCTTAATTGCAACATACATCTTCCTGTGTCTTTAGCAAGGAATAAAACTCCTGCCGCCGTTGTGTTCATTATAAACTAAGTCTCCAAAATCCTGGATTGTATTCTCCTTCGTAACTACTTATCCAAGTTTTGCCGGTCCATTTAAATTGTTTGGTTGTAAATGTATTAGTTATATAATGGATATCACTAGCACTTGCACTAGCATCAAATACGACGGTCCATGCAGAGCCGTTATATTGGATAATGTCGTTTTCACCGGCATCTATATCCCAATTAGTATATCCTGATTTTGTAATTTCCTCTGTAATTAAATATCTTTGCCCGTTAGAAGCGGCCGCTAATGTACCGTCTCCAGGATAATTTGATCTAGGATCTATAATTTTATCTACATTAGAAAGTGTATTAGTTGGTAATGTATCTGTATCTAAATTAAAAATTAATGATGCATCATTAGTTGGATTTTTAGTTACTGTACCATATACTAAATTTAAGAGATTATCTGAATCTCCGCTTATATTTAATTTAAGTAAACTTGTTGATCGTATCTCTCCAAGTTGTTCAATTATGTTAGACCATTTTACTTCAGTACCATCTTGCTCTACTAATGTAGCAGTAGAACCTATAACTTGAACTTTGTAATCACCTGGTGTAGTTACTATCTCAAATGTGTCTTCTATGTCGCCAAAGAAGTCTGCATAATCTTGACTGTACCCTAGTTCTGAAATATCAGATACTGAATGTACATTGTTTATAATTTCTTGAATAATTGTTTGTCTTTTTACTTTAGCAGGAGGACTTATCCAAATAGGAAGTGCAAATGTTAAAGTTGAGATATCTAAGTTTTCATCTACTCCTGCAGGAATACCTCTACTACTCCAAGCAATATCTGTAAGTTCAACTTCAAATACACTAGTCCAATCTAAAGGATTACTATTAGATTGTAACTGAATACTTGGATTAAATAATACAAAAATTTGTTCTAATACTTGTAACTTAGTATCTGTATTAGTTGTCCAAAGATCAACATTTACAGTTAGGTTATAAGGCACAGGCATATATCTTTGTGTGGAATATAAATTACCTTGCTCTGAAGAATAAGTATTTGTTTCTTTGTTATATTCTCTTTCTGCTATTTGATTTGTGTCTACAAAAAACGGTTCAGCAATTCTATCTCTTGCTGGTTGAATACTTTGTATTGTAACACTTATAAAAGGAGCACTATTAATTACGTTTTCAGAATTGTTACGCAATATATTCGCTACCATTCTACTTGCATCACCGTATCTTGCTGGTACACGATTATAACTTACGCCATCTTTTGTAAATTCTCTTACTTTAAAATTAGAGAAAATTCTTATAACTTGCAGTAAATAACGTTTAATCTGCTCATCATACCAGTAGTCTAAATTCTTGCCTGCCATTAGTTATCTGTCCTAGGTTTGATAACCTTACTTAAATTTGTCTTCTCATTTGCAGACGCACCATCACTTTCACTAGTAATATTGTCATTGTTTATAAACGTAGCAAGTATTCTATTTGCCGCTGACCAAGCCTTACGTCCATCTGATCCTACATTTAACCAACGTGTTCCAGACTTTTTAAATAATCTATTAGGTGAAAAGTCTGTTCTTAAGAAGTAATCTCCGTCTGTAGTTCCACTAGTTGGGAAAGTTTCACCACTTCCCACTAAACTTAATCCATTAACTGGTTGTCCATCAGCACCACCAAAGTCTATGCTAGGTTTATCAGGTACTGATTCATCAAAATATAAATGTGTTGTATTTCTATATTGTGGATCAAACGGTACATCTTTTTCTGCTTGTTCTAATATTTTATCATTGATATTAATATCGTTTGCGTATGTACTAATTAAGTTTCTTAAATCCTCTTCTTCCTCACCAGTACCAAGTATATCTCTGTACTCTTGTGAATCTGTAATTGGGCCTAATTTTACACGCCATAAATGTGGCCACCAACGTGGATCATAACCTTCTGCTGGCCTAGTAGCATCTGTAATTACATAATATCTATTAATTGCTTCATCGCTACCTAGTAATAAATCATCTCTTAAATGAGGTAATTCTAATACATCTCCAGCCATTAGTTTTCTACCTACAGATTCTACCATACTTTCTATGTGGAAAGTCATAAACAATGTATCGTTTGATAAAAACATACCAAACTGTGTTAGGTCAAATGCATCTCCGTCCCCTAAATTATATTGTCCACGTAGTTCGTAAATATCTTTATCGTACTTTCTATCTCTATTTTCTAAGAATAATAAATCTTGTATAAAAACGTCTGTATCATTTGCGGCACTACTAGGTCTTGTAGGGTCTTTTTCATCTGGAGTAGTATGTACACCTAAGTATTTGTGTATGTGTACACCTGTACCACCGGCATGAAGGTGTTCTCCGACAATTCTATCAGTGAACGTGTAGTCATTTGTTTTGACTGGATTCCATAAACTTAATTTAGGCATACTACTATTTATCGCCTTTGCAAATCCTATCGTAATATAATTATAACTGTATTTAACAACGATAAATATTACTTAGGAAAGGTGGCTGAGTGGCTTAAAGCACTTCCCTGCTAAGGAAGAGTACGGGTAACTGTACCGAGAGTTCGAATCTCTCCCTTTCCGCCAGGAAAAATTATGAGAAATATTAATATATTTTATTTAGAAGACGGATTTCAGTTTACTGAAGAAGCAATTAAAGAACATGCATCTTATGGATGGACAGGACGAGAACCATTGCCGTTGCATATTCTTACACAAATAGAATTAGAACAAAATTTTAATCCTTTTAAAGAAATGTTTGACATAAACATTATTAATAACGGAGATATAAGTAAATGTAGCAATCAAGATATTACACTTGTGCCTATAGATACACAAAGTTTTCCTATTACAATAGAAAATCGTAAGTATTATGAATTGTCTCCTTTTGGAAAAGAAATAGATAAAGTTGTTCAGCACATTCTTTCACTTAATTTACCCAATTTAACATTTTTATTTTATTCTAGTACTGAGCCTTATTTCTTTGATGCAAATATTTACTTTGCAGAATTAGGTTCAGCAAATCCTAACATCAAAATTATTTTAAGTGGTTCAGGAGAAACAGAAGATTATTTTGGACACTTTACAAGACATACAAGTAGAGTACCAAATGTACATAAAATACACAAACTTTGGTATTTTGATAGAGTACATTTTATGACTTTTGTATCTGAAGAAAAAGAATTTAATAAAGTACATTTAGAAATGGAAGGTTCAACATCAAAAAGAACTAAGGATCTTTATAATATTGTACCAAATAAATTTTTATGTACATTAAGAAATTGCCGTTCTCATAGATTACTCTTTTCAACTTTATTAGAAAATAGTGACATGGGATTAGATGATATTACTTATGGTAGATTCTATAGTTTAAGACCTACTGATTTAAATAAAATTACAAGTAATGAAATTACAAAGGAAGAATATCCTTATCATATAGACTTAATAACAACAAGTTTGACACAATTATTAAGAAAAGAAAACTTAGATGATAGTTTTGTAAGAAAAATAATGGATAACATAATGAGTAGGCCTCACATTATAGATATGAAAAATATAGATGATAGAGGAATACCAGGCCCTTGGTTGTATGATGATTGTGATATTGTAATTACACCTGGCGGTGAGCCTTACGGTTATGGATACGTAGATGAAAAACAGTTAATACCTATGGCATATAAAAAACCATTTATAACTTTTGGTTGTAAGGGTATATATGAAGAATTAAAAAATATAGATTTTAAAACATTTGATGATTGTTGGCCTATAAACTTTAATGAAGCAGATACACTTTTAGAAAGAGTAACAGGATTCTTTACTGTATTTGAATATATAAGAAATTTAAATCCTGCATCTTATAAGGAACTTTTAGAAAAAACAAAAGATAGTGTAGAATTTAATTACAATCATTTAGTACAAGGAACATTTAGAAGAAAAAGTAATGAAACATTTTTCCAGGAGGTACATAATGTCTGCAGTTAGAGGAGCAAGGCCTGTAAGAAATAAGGAAATACAAGACTTTCATTTTCATATAGATAAAAATAATTTAAAAAATGTGTCTTTAGAAGAATACGAAAGTGTATGGAGAGAATGGATAAATTATACAGACACTAAAAGTTTAAATGGATTAGATAAATTTAAACATGTAGATTATACACAAGGCACTAGCCAAACATTTGATCAGTTTATTTTACGTCATAGTAAAGACAGAGAAATTTTAGTCTTAAATGGTGACTTTCAATATCATGCTTGTTTAGGTAAGCATGTAGAATTTCAATATGTAGATTATCCACATCATTTTGAAAGTGCCTTAAAAGGTCCAGATTTACATGCCTTAATTATAAGTGCGCCATTTAGTGATTTTGGTTGCATACACCCTGACTTTGAACATATTATGAGAGTATGTCATGAGCAAAGCATACCTGTATGTTTAGATTTAGCATATTGGGGTATTAGTAAATTTGTACATATAAATTTAGATCTTTATCCTGCTATAGAAGAAGTTACATGTAGTTTAAGCAAACCCTTTTTTACTTTAGAAAATCACAGAGTAGGAGTTAGATTTACAAAAGAGTATGTAGATGACGGTGTAAGTATGTTAAATGAAGTAAAAATGCAGAATAATTATAGTATGGCTTTAGGTGTTGAATATATGCGTAATTTTTCTCCTGATTATAATTGGGACAAGTATAGAGACTTATATGAAACTGTTTGTGGAAATGAGGATTTAGTTTGGACTGATACAATGATATTTGGTTTAGGCGATGATATTAGACATTCAGAATTCAATAGAGGTGTAACAGGTAATTATAGAGTCTGTATTTCGGACTGGTTAGGAGATTGTTAAATAAATAGTAGCATATTATTACACTCCAGGAGACAGACATATGATAGTAAACTCACACAACGATTGGGACCCATTGGAAGAGATAATCGTTGGACATGCTCACCACAGCAGAATTGCAACTGACATATCCGCAAGAAGTTTCAGTTACGCAAATTTTCCAAAAGAAGACGTAGTAAAGTTAGAAGGCACTTATCCGCAATGGGTAATTGACGAAGCCAATGAAGATGCAGACGGACTCGCAAAAGCA